TAATGAAGAAATTCATTCTAATTACATTATTCGCAATGTTACCCGTGGTTTCACACCAACAAGAAATCACAAAAGAGCAAGAAGTATCATTGGATATGGCCAAACAAATGGAATGTATGGCTAAAAATTTATATTATGAAGCTGCCAGAGAATCCTTTGAGGGTAAATTAGCAGTAGCACAGGTGACCATGAACCGTGCAAATAGTCCACTATATCCAAAAACAGTTTGTGAAGTGGTATACCAAAAGACAGGTAATACATATCAATTTAGTTGGGTTGGTGAAAAGGTACACACCAATATCAACAAGTATGCATGGGAAGAATGTATGATTGTGGCAAGGAAGGCCTTGACAGAACACAAATTACATGATACAATACACAAAACAAATGCAATGTACTATCACAACACATCGGTTAATCCCGCATGGAAATTGAAGTATGTTACAAAGATTGGTAACCATATATTTTATACACGAACATAATGCCTACAAAAAATGAAATCAGTGAATTTAGTGAAAAGATTGTTGAGATTGCTTCTGAAACAGGCATGACAATGATGGATTCAATCATCCAGTATTGTGAAGATACTGGATTAGAAGTTGATGTGGCCTCCACATTAATTTCATCCGCACTCAAATCAAAAATCCGTGAAGAAGCACAAGAACTAAACTTATTGAAGAAAACAGCCAGACTACCTGTATGAATTTTCTGTTTAAAGACTATCACGGTTATTCCGCTTTTGCTCTTTTTAATTCTTTGAAATTACATTTTAGTTCTTCTTCATATGACTACTTCAAGTATCATGGCAAAACAAATATAAGTGAAACTTCGTTTATGAAAAGAAAGGATAAGTATTCTTTCTATAAACTTTCTCGTAAGTATAACCTTGAAGAATTGAAAAACTATTATATTGCCAATTTACTTGAAGGTGATGTGAAATGGATTGGTGCTATCGCAGGCCTTGAAGGTGAGGAAACCTACAGAAAATGGCAAACAAGAAGTCAACGCTTGACATACCAGTTCGAACAAGATATAATATACATATTCAACAAGTACGAATTGAAAGATGTTCTTTCCGTTGTTGATGATTGGTACCCCAATCTTTTGCAGGAAATGATGCAAAAAAACATTATGATGGAAACGGTTGTTATACTAAATGACATGATGAATTTCTTTCCAATGTGGCAGAAGAAAATCAAAGATGATATTATTTGGCCAAACTGGAAATTAAAACTTGAAAAGTATACACCGTTTCTACATTATGATAAAGACAAGTTCAAGTCTATTGTGAAAGAAAATATAAAAGATGTTTTGGTTTAAAAAAAATAAGATTGAATTGGTTGCGTTTGTAGATGACGCAGAATTGTTATCAATGTTTCCTGTGGTTGAAGCTAATAAAATGTTTCCCACATACTACAACACATTGGAACCAAGGTATACAAAACCAGACCAATTAAATAATGGACTACCCGATTCTATTGCACACAAACAATCAACAATTCGTGGTTGTTATGGTATCAATAACTTCAACAATCAAGGATTCATTTTGCCTTTGTGGGCAGAATATGTTGTCTTGATGAAAAATGGCAATGCTCATGCTATTGCATCGGCCGAAAATAGAATTCAATACCATGAAATCCAACAATATCAAGGTGCATTGGATCCGTTTCACATTTTTAAGATGGAATCACCATGGGAATTTCAATGTAACAGAGATATCAAATGGATGATGATGCAAAATCATTTTGGTGCAAATTCAGATTGTTGGCACACCATTCCAGGTTTAACAGATTTTTACAATCAATCAACAACAAACATATTTTTGGCTGTCAATAAAAATCAAAGTGATAAAGAAATCATGTTACGGGCCGGTTCTCCGTTAGCAAAATTTTTCCCGATGACAGATGATGAAATTGATTTTAGAATTGAATTGGTTGATGATGTTAAGAAAGTTAAGATTAAACCATTCAAATTCTTTTTCTCTAATGGTTTAACCAAAATGGTTCGAGCCAAGAAAAACACACTTGAAAGACAGGGAAGTAAATGTCCCTTTCATAGGAAATAATTATGAAAATTTCTAAAATTTATGTTGATATGGATGGTGTTCTCTGTAACTTTGAGAAAAGATATAAAGAACTGTACGGTGAAATTTCTGAAACGGGTCGCCGTAAAGAATTCAAACGAAACTTCAACCATTTCATTGAAACTGAACAGTTTGCAACATTAGAAATTCTGGACGATGCACGTTTTCTGATTGATGCCTTGGACTTTTATGTGATGCCAAAAGAGATTCTATCTTCTACGGCATACCAAGAAGTCTATGAACCAATCTCTATGCAAAAGGCTCGTTGGTTAGCGACACACAACATTTCTTGGAAACAAAACTTTGTTCCAGGGAAGGCACACAAATACAAGTGGGCAACTCCAAATTCTGTAATTATTGATGACACATGGAGTGTTATTGATGATTGGAGAAAGGCAGGTGGAATTGGTATTCATCACAAAAATACCGAACAAACCTTGGCAGAGTTAAAATGCTGCCTAAATAAAGATATACATTATGCATAACGTGGACAATCCGTTTAATATTCCGTTAATATTCCGTTTATAAGAAAGAAGGTAATTATGGTAGATTTCGCCAATTTGAAAAAGAGTTCAGGCAACCTGAGCAAACTCACTAAAGCCGTAGAAGCACTCAACGCTTCATCAGACGGTAAATCCGACAAAGAGAACTATTGGAAACCAGAAGTAGACAAAGCCGGTAACGGTATGGCTACAATTCGTTTCTTGCCAGCTGCAGCAGTAGATGGTGAAGATGGTTTGCCTTGGGCAAAAATCTTTGAACATGGATTTCAAGGACCAGGTGGTTGGTTAATCGACAAGTGTTTGACAACCAAAGGTCAACAATGTCCTGTATGCGAACACAACAACAAATTGTGGAACTCAGGCATTGAAGCGAACAAAGATATTGTTCGTAAACAAAAGCGTAAACTAAGTTACATTGCTAACATCTATATCGTTTCTGATCCTAAGCATCCAGAGAATGAGGGCAAAGTTAAATTGTTCAAGTTCGGTGCTAAGATTTTCGAAAAGGTTACAGAGGCAATGAATCCTCAGTTTGAAGACGAAACACCAATCAATCCATTTGATTTGTGGAAAGGTGCTAACTTCAAGTTGAAGATTACTAAAGTCGCTGGTTATCAAAACTACGACAAGTCAGAATTCATGTCCGCATCCGCATTGTTGGATGACGATGGTGAATTGGAAAAGATTTGGAAGTCTCAACACTCATTGTCTGTATTGACAGAGGACAAAGAATTCAAATCATATGATGACTTGAAGTCTCGTTTGGATAAAGTTTTGGGTGCTTCTGAAATGCCTAAGACTACAGTTGAAACCTTCAAGGCTGCTGCACCAAAAGCAAAACCAATTGCTGAAGATGCACCATTTGATGTATCAAGTGAATCAGAAGATGATGACATGGCCTACTTCTCTAAGTTGGCTGACGAATAAAATACTCACAGTATGTTTAGACCCCGCCTAGTGCGGGGTTTTTTATTGGTTATACAACTCTTGTTGAATTGTATATCATTCTCTGTAAGGTTGCTTCCATATTACGAACAGGCGGAATACTAGGCTTTGGCGACTTTGGTTTTGGTGTATTGTTTGCTACCACATTATTTGTCACGGTCGAGGATGAGTTCACCATAGAGTCCATTTTTGCAGACCTATTCTCTGCTGTAACCGCATTTAATTGTTGACTTGGTGGTGCCGTGGTCATTGCGGCAGCGCTGGTTTCACTAGCTGGTGATGCGGGTGCCGCTGGTGTTGTGGTGGTCGGCGATGCAGGTTTTTGTTTTGCTGCAATTTCGGCATCAATTGCATTTATTTGGGTTAATTTCTTTTTATCAACCTCATCAAGCGGCATTCCATTTTTTTGTTTGATACGAGGATCAACACCAGAATCCAAAATTTCTGCTTTCTTGGCCTGCAATTCTTCGATTGTAGAAGCTTTCAGTCCCTTCTTGTCAACAGCCGTAGCCATTTTCTTTCTGGTTTGTTCATCTGCTGTTGGTGCTGTAATTTGGCCTTCTGAACCGAGTCCGGCAGCAGTCACACCACCTGCACCTTCACCCCTCAATGATTCTTTAACCGCTTCAGGTGAAGATGCTTTCCACAATTCATATATTGCTAGCCCTAGTCCAGCGCCAGCTATCAGAGCGAGTCCTAGTGGTGATGCAACAAGACCACCAATAAGTTTAATCATTTGTGTAACACCACCAAACGCACCAAGCATAGATTCAATTATACCCATAATATCTAAACCATCATCAGCATTTACCTTCTCAGCGGTTTGTTTTTTGCCTGGACTAAAGCCTTTTATAGCATTCAATAAATCTTTATGTCTTTTGTCTGCTTCTAAATCTTTTTCTTCTTTGAAATTATTTAATCGTTCTCTTTGTTCTCTGATGTTATCATAAGTTCTTTGTTGCAATTCCAATATTTTATTAAGTATGTCGGACACACCAGACATATCACCACTAGCACTAGGGTCTTTACCAATTTTAGTGGCAGTTTGTGAACCAACTGGTCGAGCTCTACCGGCAAAATACTCAATATCTTTTCTGGAACGGCCAAGCATTTTACCTAAAATTGCAGGACCAAGGCGTGAACCACCAGTTAAAAATTTAGCAATATTAAGTGGATCAAACCTTGCTTTGATGCCAGTAATTCTTGCACGAGTTTTTAATCCAATGGCACTTTTTATTCCACTTAGGTAACCTTTACCTTGAATAAGTTCGTCTGCGTAAACGGAAGAAAGAGATTGTCCTCTTAATCTTCTCGCTTGTTGGTATGACATGTTATTGGCCATTTATTGTCCCTGCATCTTTCTTTGCATTGCTGAACGGTCATCTACCTTTGCATCTTTTATTGGTGCTGCTGGTTGTTGTGTTGTTGAATTATCAACATTATTTACTGTTGTTGATTGTTGTTGTTTTTCTAAGTTTGCATTAAGTTCGGCATTTTCTTTGGATGATTGATTTAAGTTATTACCATCATTTTTTAACATATCTAACGCTTGCGATTTTTCTTGGATAAATCTGTCTTGTACACTCTTTCTTACTTTTTCTGTACTACTACCAAATTTTGTTCCTCTTATTTCATATACACTGTTTATTATATTCTTTGGATCGGCATTTGGTCCACCATTATCTTGAATTGCTTTTTTAAATATTCCGTTAGCACCACCTGGTCCATGTTGTACTACTGTACTAAAAAAAACATCTTTTATAGCAGCAGATTGTTGTTCAATATCATAACCAGTCACTTTTAACAATGTTTTTGCAGCGGGTTTATATTGTGAGTCTTCAATAAAATCGTGTTGTAATTTTTCAAATTCTTTACCTTTTTCCGCAGATATTTTTTTCCATTCATCAACAAATGGTCCTTTATTCGATCCCGTATCAGCAGGACCAGCAGACTTTAATCTTGATACTATATCAGTTTCACCTTTAGCTTCTGCAAATTTTAAAAATGCAGCCATAGTACCAACCTTAGCAGCTATTTGATAAGTACCATAACTAGTTCCACCAGTAGAATCCCAACCAACCACTGCGCCTGAATTTTTTCTTCCACCGGTTTCAAATTTGGAACTTAATTTACCTAATTCTTGAGTAGTTTTAGTTGCTGAAGGTGGTGGTTTTACGCCCGCAGGTTTTGGTACAGGCTCTGCTTTTGGTGGCTTCGCTTCGACAGGTTTTTCTTCAGCCGTTTTCTTTTTGGCTGCAGCTTCTTTATCTGCTTTGTCTTTGGCGTCCTTGGTTTCTTTCTCGGCCTTTTTCTTGGAAGCTTCTTGATCCTTTTTAACCTTTTCTTCAACCTTCTTTTCTTCAGGCTTTTTAGGTTCTTCTTTCTTTTCTTCAGGCTTTTTAGGTTCTTCTTTCTTAGGCTCTTCTTTTTTCTTAGGTGGTTTTTTGGCCTTAGGTTTTCTGCGAGCAGTTAATACTTTGATGAGAGCTGCATTTCTGTCGTTTTCTTTTTTGTCTTTGTCTCTTTGTTCTTTCATTGACAATTCATGGTCAATGTCTTGCTCTTCCTGCACTTTCAACATCATACCATAGATTTGGCCAAGCAAATCCACAGGAGAGCCACCATTGCCACCCATAGGACCCAAATCAGGTTTTTTAACAAAATCACCCAAGGATTTTGCTGTGTTCATTGATTGTTCTGATGGTTGTGGCATTTATCTTCTTTGACGTTCTTTTAGTTTTTGGTTTTCTTCCTCAATATATTGTATCAACATGGCAACATAGATATCTCGTTCCCATGGCATCATATTCTCAAGTTCAGTTAGACTATACTTATGGTGTTGTATCAATGAAAAGTTAGTCGTATAATAGTTTTTCAAATTATCATGACGAAATGTTAGCCGAAAAAATTTTCTAACCCTTCCACCTCAATCGTATGGTCAAAACCACACTTACTGCATTTTAATTCAATATTTTTAGTCATTTTTGGTAGGTTATTGAAGAAGTTTTCTACTTTGTTAAACTGTTCTTGGTTCAACGATTCAACAAATTCTAACATCTCACCTGGTTGTGTTTCTTTTGCATAATGAAATTGTTCACCATCATAGATGTATTCAACAGAATTTGCAATCATGTTAAAAGTTATGTCAGCCAAATTGTCCATATTCAAAGACTCTTTAACATTACCAAACTCAGGATATTTCATTTTGATTGTAAGTGCTGGCGTCAATTGAATTTCTGGACTGACAGTATTGGATAAATCTGGTTTGATTTCCAACAAATTAATTTCAGCTTTCATGGTATTACCACACACTTTGTCATCAACTTCATTGTTGCAACGATAGTTTGACTCAACTATTTCACCAACCGATTTGGCTCTGAGGTTGATGAAATAATATTCAACATCAAGTATTGGTAAACTCTCAATATCAACACCTTCTGTTAAGGTGCAGTTATATAGAATGTCTTTAATATTTTGTTGAATTGTTGATGATTCATCAGATTCAATGGCCATCAACAAGTTTCTTTGTTCTTTCACTAGGAAAGGACGGTATTTAATTTTCTTCTTTGAAATAGGTAATTCTAGTTCATATGTTGGTATATCAATCTTCGGCAAAGCCATAATTATTCACTCCTTAATAATCGTAAATTTCAGTTTTTCCATCCGGATTAATTGCATTGATTGATGTACTTCTAGCACCATCCGGTAAATTTGTGCCATTGAATATATCTTCCAAACCAGCTTCCAAGAACTGCATACCAAGAGCTTGCAGTGAATTGTTTTGCCAGTATGTATATGCAAAAGTGACGGACAATTTGTGATAACCATCATCATTCCATGTCAAATCTAATTGGTTCATGGAAATAGGATATGCACCGTATGCACTTATCGAATAAGTTAATTTATTCGACATATCATATTGATTAATCGTAATCGCTGTAGAATAGTTATCTTTATATTTAAAGTCGTTGGTGTATGTTGGATTAATATAATTCATCCAAGCATCAAAAAATACTTTCTGGTTCATATCACCATCAACGATAAAGGTTAATTCTAAGTCTTCGTATGTTGACAGGTATGGATGTTTTTCAATTGGTCCATAAGTTTTTTGGTCGGCTGTAGCAAATGTTCTACCGGGAAGTTGTGCTGATTCGCAACGATATCTCAAATTTCTAGCAGTCTTGTTATAAGGAATCAACACAATTGGAATAGGAATATCCACATCAAACCGATGTGGCCTTGCTAATTCGGTATTAAATGATGACTTGAAATCGCTAATTGATCCGGCCATTATGAGTTCCTTATTTCTTGTACTGAATCTTTCCACACTTCTTGTGGTTTGGCGTTCTTAAATTGTTGGATTGGTAAAAATACTGCAATATCCCACTCATTATGTTCTACCGAAAGAATCCTGGACTTAACATGGTTGTAAAGGTACTGTTTGATACAAGGTCTAAATTCTTTTAGTCTGGATGACGCATCCAACATCGGATAAGTCACTCGGAGTCTCTTAATCTCATCTTCATCGTTGTATATAGCATATGGTAACAATTTTTTGAGGAAATTAACTCTATATCTAAGTGGTAAGTAATGTAGGTTTAGTCCTATGAACCCATCAGCAGTTCTTTTTAATGGTATCACCAAGGGAAACCTATCATAATATGGCAACTCTGCCTTGCCTTTAGGATCATAGACAAAAAAGTATAAACCACCCATCAAAAACTTCTGACGGTCACTCGGCTTCACAAATCTTTGTTTTTCTTTAGTGATTGGTCTGGCCATAGACAAAGGATTTCTCAAAGAAGATATCTTTTGCAAGAGCCATTTATATGATTCTCGACTATTCGTTTGATAATCGAGTGAGGCTTTTTCCTCAGAAAGTGAGGATAATATTGATGGTTTTATAGTCATCGGTTATTTAGTTAGAGTCCAAGGTCGTCTTCTGTCACAATTTTAAATTCCCATCCACGGTCAAGGCAGAACTCGTTAGCTGCTTTCCATTTGGATTGATTTACACCCCAAGTTGCAACCTCAGTAATGTATCGTTTCGTAACCCTCTTTTGTGGCTCTGGTGGTTTTGTTTGTTTCTTGGGTTTAACTTCAAGCATCATAGTTTTGGTTGAACCATCTTTGATGCGTACTTTGACCAGAAAGTCTGGAAAGTAACGGTGCCATCGACCATCAACAGGTGAAACATAAGGAACTATTAATTCTTCTGATGCCCAGCTAACAATGTTGGGATTTTTGTCGAGCCAAGACATTACCTTACATTCCCATGAAGAACGGTAAATAATGTTTTTGTGGTCTCCTGCGTATTTTGCAGGGTTTGTTGGTTTGAATGTTCCTGAATATGCCATAAATACTATGTATAACAATTTTTAAAAGAAACCATGGCAATAATCTCAATTCCAACATCAATTGCTGGCATAACCATACCGGGACTGAATAAAGGCCCATTGGGTGCATTGTTTAATAATCAATACTCAACAAAATCAATACAATATCCTAGTGATTTAGGTTCAACAAACAAGAATCACATGGTTCGTTTTGATATTAGAGAAGTAATTTCATCTGAGATAGATATTGGTAAAATAGATTTTGGCAATGTTTTGGGTGACCGCACCATTTCAGTCGAAAATGCCACGAATGTTGTGCAAAACGCCATGAATGTTGGGACTTCTATTGGTAAGGACACAGCAAAAGCTGTCGATATGATTGTCAGTGAACTCGGCGACACACAAAAAACTTTCACAGAAAATTTGAATCCTGGTGTTGGTAACATTCTTTCAACTATACAATTATATATGCCAGATTCAATGGATTTTCAATTAGGTATTAATTATAATGATACAACGGATCTTTTAGATGCAGCAGCATCTTTGCCGTTTGTTGGTGAAGCAGCAAGAAAATTACAGTCTGCAACTAAAAATTCAGCAGCTCAATTAGCTCTGAAGAAATTAGGTTATGCAGTGAACCCACAGGTACAGTTATTGTTTGAAGGAATAAGTTTTAGAGAGTATTCAATGTCGTTTGTATTTTCACCAAATTCCAAAGAAGAAGCACGAAACATACAAGAAATTATAAAATTGTTTAGAGGTTATGCTGCACCAGAAATTGTCAGAAACACAAAAGGTATGTTTTACCGACCTCCTGCGTATTTTGATGTTTCTTTCTATTCAAATGGTTTAGAAAATAAAAAAATAAACAGAATCAAAAGAAGTGTCGTTAAAAATGTTGAAGTTAATTATGCACCAAACGGATGGGCTGCACACTCTGATGGTGCGCCAGTACAAACCACAATGACTATTCAATTACAAGAAATTGTTCTTATCGACAGAAATGAAATTTTCAATAGCGGTTATTAAAAATGAAATATTTCGAAAAAATACCAAAAGTTATTTACACCGACAAAACCGGATACTCCAAGGTTATGACAAACCTTATGGCTCGGGTTAGTGTAAAACCTTCTATGTTAAACAATTCTGTTATCTATTATGAATACAGTATACAAGACGGTGACACACCGGAAATTATTGCACACAAATATTACGGAGATGTTTATCGTTACTGGATCGTATTGTATGTGAATGAAATTTTGGATCCACAATGGGGTTGGCCACTTAATTCAAATGAATTTCAAAGATATATTGATGACAAATATGCAAATATTGATGTGTATAATACCACACACCATTTTGAACAAATTATAACTCAGCACGATAGTGGTACAAATACGACTACAACAAACAAATTAATTATTGACCAAAACACTTACAACAACTTAATAACATCCACAAAAACTGCCACATTTTCCACTGGAACAGTAACAATTACAACAACAAAAAAACTTGTGTCTTTGTATGATTATGAGTTGGAGTTAAATGAAAACAAAAGAAATATTAAAATTTTAAATTCACAGTATGTGGATCAACTTGAAACAGAATTCTCTGATTTGATGGCTGCTTAAAATGGATCAATTTTTAAATAATGCTGAAAAAAGTGGAATTTCTTATCCACAAGATTTTTATATAAGTAAATTACAATTTATAACACCAGCAGGATCAATAGATTTTGAAAGGTTATTGGTCGAACTTTCTTACTATGAAGACATTTTTTCATTCGTTTCGTCCGGACATTTAAGTGTCGTTGACGGCCAAGGTTTTATTGAAGCCTTGCAGCTTAGTGGTAATGAATTTTTGCAAATTGAATATAGCAAATCTAAGAATGGTCCATCAAACAAAAATACTTTCAGAGTTTATAAAATTGGTGATAGAGTTCCTGGTGGCAATCCAAATACAAGTTTTTACACATTGTATTTTTGTTCCGAAGAATTGTTATTGTCGGAACAAAACAAAATTACAAAAACATATCCAGGAACTAAAATATCTGATATTGTAAAAAATATACTGAATGAAGAACTAAAAGTCTTACCAAAAAATATTTACAAAATAGAAGAAACGACTGGTTTATATGACTTTTCTATACCAAGATTGAAACCATTTGAAGCAATATCTTGGTTGTCAACATATGCGAGGCCGCAGTCTGCCGGACCAAGCGGCGGTTCAGATATGTTATTTTTTGAAACTAAAGATGGATATAATTTTAGGTCAATTAAATCAATGTTATCTGCATCTCCAATGGCAACTTACAAATACCAATTGAATAACTTGGAATCTGCTGATTTGACAGAAAAAATATTTACTGTATTGGATTATGAGTTTGTCAAAACACAAGATATGTTAGAAAACATAAGTTCTGGTATGATAGCCAACAAATTAATATCAATTGATCCATTGAAAAGATCCTATAAGACCACAAATTTTAATATCAATTCAAATGAAACCAATACAGGTTCTATAAAAAATAGATTAGGTAAAACACAAACCGAATCTTATGATTCTGTGGTTAAAGTTGTGACGACAAATGCTGGCCAAAGAGATGTTCCTTACATTAAAGAAAATGAAGGTAGTGTTGCACAAGATATTTTTATTGAAACATATGTACCAAATCGTACATCACAAATTAATTTGGCCAATTATATTACAGTAAAAATGACAGTGCCTGGAAATCCTATTTTGACTGTTGGTAGAACCATTAACTTTAATTTGTTGTCACAAAGAAATTCATCAAATAATACACAAAAAGATTTGGATGCATTTTATTCTGGTAAATATCTAATTACAGCAGCTCGACATGTGATAAGCGCTGAAGGTAAATATGTAACAGTTTTGGAAATTGTTAAAGAAAAAACAGATAAACGGTATGCGAATATTGGCAGCAACAGTGGTACATGGAAATCAGTGGTGGAAGAATAATGCAAAACTTTATAGGAAAAGACGGCTTTAATTGGTGGATGGGTGTCGTTGAGGATATTAATGATCCTTTGATGATTGGTCGAGCTCGAGTTAGAATTTTTGGTTGGCACTCAGAAAATTTGCAAGAAATGCCAACGAATGAATTGCCTTGGACTGTTCCAGTAAATTCACCAAACACATCAAAATCGGTTGCACCACCACGGGTAAATGATTATGTGGTTGGGTTTTTTACTGACGGACAATCCGCTCAGTCACCAGTGATGTTGGGTGTTTTTCCTGGTTTAGAACCAACTTCGGTTGACACAGCAAAAGGATTCTCACCACAAACAAATATGGTGTCGGCACAACCACCTAGTGGACAAGTAATATATGTTCCTGGTCAACCAACGACACCACCAACATCAAGACAAGTGGTTTCTGGTACACCAATTGAAAAAAGCAATAATGAACTGGCTCATGTTTGTGATTTCATTACAGAATTGCAAAAAAATAATTTGTTAAAGAAATTCTTAGTGGCACAGGCCGGAGCAATCAGAGATGCCATTCGTGCGGTAATGAGAGCTTTAGGATTTTCAGATGCTACGGGTGCAAACCAATGGGCAATAGATAAATTTAAAACAATCACAAGAGAACTAAAGAGAATTCAAAAAGAAATTATTCAACCAGTTTTAGACTTTGAAAAAATTGCTGTTCAATACATAAAAAAATTACAAGATATCATAAATTGGATACTAAGTTTACCTGCTAAGTTGTATGCTTTATTAAAAGATTGTTTGGAAAATTTATATAAATTAGTAAAAAATGTACTTAATGATGTTATTGATGCAGCAAACCCATTTGAAGATTCGGGTTTTAGTGATGTTATGTCGGCAGCAAAAGAAACAGTTCAAACTGTTGGCCAAACAGTAAGCCTTGCTGCAACAGCTGCTGGTAACGCCGCAGCTATTTCTACAGTTGCCACAAGCACAGTAGACAATATAAGTAACTTGAAAAAAGGAATATAATGGCTACAACACCATCACCATCAGATAATTTATGGACAGAACCTGAATCCGCAGCAACAAATGATACTCCACCGGATTATGGTTATAACCATGCAACACATACAGAGTCCGGTCACCTATTTGAGCTGGATGATTCTATTGGCCGTGAAAGAGTCCGTTTAAATCATAGGTCTGGAACATTTATTGAGATGCATCCTAATGGGGACGAAGTTCACAAAGTATATGGTGACGGTTATGAAATTATTATAAAAAATAAAAATGTTCTAATTAAAGGCACTTGCAATATTACCATTGAAGGTGATGCAAATATGCATGTTCTTGGAAATAAAAACGAAAGAATTGATGGTGATTATAATATGGAAGTAAGAGGTGATATGATTGCAAGAGTGCGTGGCACTAATGGTATGCAGTTAATATCTGATAATGACATGACGATAACATCAGGACAACCAGGAACTGGTGCTCTCTATATAAATGCAAGTGACCATATATACACAGCATCCGATTTGGTTGTGGGTGGTTCAATTTCTGCTGATACAATCTCCGCAGAATCTAGAATGAATGCTGGTACAGGTGTATATGCTGGTCCACTTGGTGTATTTTCTTTGGGACCAGTTACCGCACCAACAGCTTCTATTGGTTATGCAAGTATTGGTATCATGGATGCTGTATTGATGACTGACACCATCAATTCAACACTATTCAATTCTCACACACATATTGGAAACAGAGGTTGGCCAACCAGTCCTCCATTAGCAAAGTTTTTTGGAATTTAATTATGGCAACAGTTAATAATGCAACAGGCGTTTTCGCAACCTTAGGATACAATTTTAGTGATCCTAATGGATATGTGTCAACACTATCATCAAATTCACAGGAACATTTGAGTACTGTGCCACCACTCATCACAAGTTGGCAAGCTCAAGATGTAGCAAACAATGATGTTGGTGGATATTACCAAAATCCCGTTGCTTCAGATGTGTCTATAATTAGAAATGCCGCAAATACAATTACAACTTTGTATTATACCATAACAAATAACACGGTTTTTGATACTGTATTAAGTTCAGCAAACAATTTAAGTAATACTTCTGGAAGTTTTATAAGTCATACGAATAGATTGTCAAATATTACGCCAATGAATGGTGAAGATACTGTGAATCCATACTACGAAAGCGCACAATCTTATGGTAAAACCGCTTTGTATATAACAAATCAAACGGATAGTATTTCTAATAATGCACCAATTATGGGTAGTTTCACAAGCATTTTGGTTGGTCCACAGATAAAATCACGAGCAAATACTGCAAATTCATACGTCAGTTTAATAAAAAACAGTATGCCTACTGGTGGAGGCACCTCAAATTTGTCAAATGCACAAATAACAAGCATAGAAACTGGCTTAGCGGAAATCAACACATTTCTTAGTACAAGACAAAGTTCGGATGTCACATTCTATGGTAATCTGGTGAGTTTTGTTAACAAATACAATACGGTGAAACAGTTTAACAATATGGGAGAAACACAATCATATCTTTTAAACAATTTTATAGGTTCGACTAAACTAATATCAAGAATTAATTCTTAATCCAGTGCATAAATAAACGATGGCAAATGCAAAAAAAATATATTCTGACATAGACTTCACCTTTACAAAAAAACCGGTGACGGCCGATGTTGCTTTAAGTTTCGATGAACAAGCGGTGATTCGTTCGGTCCGCAACTTACTTTCCACAAAACACTACGAAAGACCTTTTAATCCAAATTTAGGGTCTAATATAGATACATTTTTGTTTGAAAATATTTCGGTTATGACAGGAGTTTCTATACAAAAAGAAATTGAAAGTGTTATACAAAATTATGAACCAAGAGCAATAATACAAGAAATAAAAGTAACACCAAGAAATGACAAAAATGCTTATGATGTTAGCCTGTCTTTTTATATAGAAAATGCAACATCACCAACAACAGTAACACTTCTTTTAGAGAGAAACAGATAAAATGGCTGGAGCAAATTCAAATTTCCAAATGACAGAGTTGGATTTTAATAAAATTAAAACAAATCTGAAAACATATCTACAATCTCAAGATACACTAAAAGATTACAACTATGAGGGTTCGGCCATATCAACTCTTTTAGATGTTTTAGCTTACAATACACAGTATAATTCATATTATTTGAATATGGTGGCCAGTGAAATGTTTATGGATTCTGCTATACAACGCAATTCCGTCATTTCACACGCAAAACTATTAAATTATACACCAAAATCTGTAACAGCACCGCAGGCAACAATCAACTTAAAAGTTAATCAGGTTTCTTCTGCATCACTTACATTACCAAAAAATACACAGTTCATATCTGAAGCCATTGATGGTGTAAACTATAATTTCGTTACAACAGAATCCACCACAGTTAATGTTTCAAGTAATACCGCACTTTTCACGGACATTAATATCAAACAAGGCATACCAGCTTTATATAACTATACTGTGGTCACTGAAGATAATCCAAATTACACATTTAAAATTCCTGATTCTGAGGTAGATACATCCACACTATTAATAACTGTACAGAAATCAAGTGTTGATAGTTCTTTCGACACCTATTCTTTGGCAACTGACATTTTAGGTTTAGATGGAAATTCTAAAGTTTATTTCTTGCAAGAAGGATTAGATGGTTATTATGAAATTTATTTTGGTGATGATATTCTTGGCAAAAAATTAATTGATGGTAATATTGTACGAATGTCTTATTTGGTCACATCAGGTAAATCTGCTTATGGTGCCAATAATTTTGTATTGATGGGTCCTGTTGGTGGTTATGCCAACACTCTATTAACTTCGGTTTTATCAGCCAGTTCTGGATCAGAAAAAGAGAGTATTGCATCCATCAAATATCAAGCACCCAAGAACTATTCAGCTCAGGGTCGTGCGGTAACCAGAGAAGATTATATTACATTATTACAACAAAACAGTTACGGTATAACATTTGATTCAGTAAATGTTTGGGGTGGAGAACAAAATGATCCACCATCTTATGGCCAAGTATACATTTGTGCTAAACCAACTGGTTCATATTCATTAACAGCAACACAGAAACAAAAATTAATTGATAACACAATCAGACCACTTTCTGTGATGACAGTAGAACCTGTGATTGTGGACCCTGATTACACATATTTACAATTAACAGTAAATGTGTTGTATGATGCAAAAAGAACTAACTTGACTTCTGGTCAATTAGAAAATGCAATTAAAACTTCACTCTATAGTTATTCTTCTACAGCATTGAATACATTTGATTCCACATTTTCAATTACCGATTTCCAGAATATTGTAAAAGATATAGACCAATCAATAGTGTCTAACGACTTGTCGATAAAGGTACAAAAAAAGTTTTATCCAAATTTAACAACACCGACAACTTATAAATTATATTATGGTGTACCACTGGAAAGAAATATGTTCCAGAGTGGAGTTCTAAGTTCACCCTCTATACAATACAGAAATCCATTAAATGCAGCGGATACAATCAATGGCGTTTATTTGGAAGAAGTTCCAACAAGTACCGGGGGCCTAGAATCAATAATAGTTATTAATCCTGGTTACAACTACCAAAGTAATCCTACTGTGACCATACTAGGTGATGGAACTGGTGCAAAGGCTACAGCTGAAATCAATGCAAAAGGTTCATTAAAGTCTATCACAATTACCGAAAAGGGTGTTAACTATACAAGTGCAATTGTTGTTATTACACCAGCAAGTGGAGACACAACAGGCCAACAAGGCGGCGCTGTTGCAGTTTTAGAAGGTCGTTATGGTAACCTAAGAACATACTATAATGATGCAACAAATGTCAAAACAGTCTTCAACGCAAAAATCGGAACTATAGATTATCAAGAAGGTGTTATTACATTAAACTCATTTAATCCATTGAATGTTGATAATCCATTGGGACAATTAACAATCACGGCAAAACCAACAACATCAATTATATCATCTACATACAATAGAATTATTACTGTAGATCCATATGATCCAAATTCAATCATAGTTAATGTCACTGCCAAAAAATGATAAATCAAAAAAACTCAGTATTAGTAACGGGTCAGTTACCGGAATTTGTTAGGGATAATCCGGACTATGAAAATTTTAACTTATTCGTAAAAGCATACTATGAATGGTTGGAATCTGCTAATGTTGCCAATTCTTCAATTGAAACCACACAAGAAGTTTATGACCAAGGTGTGGCATATGCTGGAAAAAACTTATTAAGTTATAAAGACATTGATTCAACAATAGATGGATTTACAGATTATTATGTAAATGATTTTCTTCCTTATTTTCCAAAAGATATTATAATTGATAAGGCTGAAGCTGTAAAATTTGCAAGGCAATTGTACCAGACAAAAGGTACTTTGGCTTCATATAAGTTTCTATTCAAAGTTTTATATAATTCGGATTTTGACATATTTAATACAAAAGATGCTGTACTTAAAGCATCTGATGGCCAATGGTATGTTGCTAAAAGTTTAAAATTAGCAACAGTAAATGAAAATTTCTTAAATATTAAAAATTTAAGAATATTTGGTGAAACTACCAAATCTATAGGAACAATAGAAGCTTCGGTTCTTACGGGAAACAAAACAGAAGTCTTTATTTCAAACCTTGAACGATTATTTCAATCCGGTGAATTTGTTCGTATTGTAGATTCTGATAATCAAGATGTTTTTTTTAAAAATGGCGAAATTGTAGATTCCACTACAAATGGTGCAGAAAAACTCAGAGCTAAAATTGTAGGTCAAATTAGTACAATTAGTATTGATAAAGACAATAGAGGTAAATATTATGAGCCTGGTGATCCTGTCATTGTGTATGGTGGTCTAACATCTAATACTGATATTGGTGCGACTGCTGTAGTCGGACAAACCAAAGCTGGTTCCATACAGCGTATAAATGTTTTGGCTGGTGGTTTTGGTTATAGTTATTTTCCAAATACACTCATAACTTTCAGTACCCCAACCAATGGTGCTAATGCAACCGTTGCGTCATTTGATACACGAGGTATTGCAAATGTTTCAATGATTCCTATTGATACCATATCATTTAAAAAGGATATTCGTTTAGATAGTGCTAATTATGCATTTACAAACTTGGTGACAGCTAATGCTAATACGAGATTGGTTGATGCTTTTTCTTTTACATCATTGACCACTTATCCAATCACATCGGTATATGTGAATTATGGTGGTTCTGGTATCAGATTTGCACCTGAAGTACAGGCTTTGGGTGGTTATAGTTCTGACCTCATAACTTATGGTGCAAATAATGCAAATACACCTTTGTTATCTTCATTGGGTATTTTGGCACCCATTCAGATTGCAAGTGGTGGTGTTGGATATCAAAACAATGATACTATTATCTTTACTGGTGGTTCTGGACGAGGTGCATATGCGAATGTTTCGGTCAATTCAACCGGTTCCATCGTAAGTGCTTATTATGTAAATGACACAAGACGAAGATTTCCTGTTGGTGGAATGGGATATAGAACACTTGATTTACCATCATTATCTGTAAATTCAGCAAATGCAAATTCTTCTGGTGCAAGTTTATTTGTTACTGGTATTTTAGGTGAGGGCGCAGTACTTTCAGCTGTAACTGATAATGCGGGTGAAATTGTAAATATTAAAATTATTGACTATGGTGAAGATTATATCTCAACACCACAAGTGTCATTGAGAGTACAGGACATTGTTGTTGCCAATGTTGAATTGACAAATTTACCGCAAAAAGGCGACACAATTATTCAAGGTGCAAATATTGCAGTTGCGACTTATATTGCTACCGTAAATTCAGTAAATTTATTAGTAGGTAATGCTGATCCAAAACAATCTTTGTGGAATTTACGAGTATTTAATTATAATTCGGCACCAGATCCAGTAAAATCTTTGAGTGTTGTTGAAAAATCTATCAGTGTCAACATGGCAAATACTGCCTATGCCGCCAACACTTTCTATGTGGGTAGTCCAAAATATGATGTAAATGGTGTTAAATCTTATGGTGATGGAACAGCTAAAGGTTCTTCTAAGTTTTTAAATGGTCTTGTTATTAGTGAAGGCCAATACTTAGATTCCCGTGGACAACCAAGTTCTTTCAGTGTGCTGCAAGATGATGTATATAACAACTACACATATCAAATTACAGTACAAAAAGAAATTAATAAGTATCGTAATGTTTTATTGGAACTATTACATCCAACGGGAATGAGGTTGATTGGACGATATGCTTTAAAATCCAATAGTAACATGTATTTTCATGGTACTCAAGCATCATTTTCTGGTGAGTCTATGTATTATTATACTGGAACAGGTGCTTATGTTACTATGGAGACAAATTTTACTAATAAGAGTAATAATGTCATAAAATTCTATCTACCAAATACAATACCACCAACACAATTGAGTGACTTTTTGGAGGCCAATGTAAGTACAATAAAATTATATCCAACAAATGGTTATAATATTTCAGCGAAAGTCATTTCTTTTAATAATACTACTAATACAGCAATACTTGATACTAACACATGGTTAACCTTTGCAAATGTTGCATCGGTTACAGCAATTGCTAATTCCAATGTCATAAATATTACTGCTCTGACTGGACAATACGACATTATCAATAATAGAAACTATAGTAATGTTGATTATCCACTAAAAGATATTGTACATACTGGCGATAAAGTTTTGGTTGGTAATAACACAAGTAAGACTGTTCAAACTGTTGATTATGTGAATGGTATAATATATTTGACAACCAATTTAACAGCAAATGCAAATTCATATCTTTCTGTTAACAGAACATTTATTGCAAACACAACATTAAATTCGGACCAAGTTAAAATTTATGGACCATTAGGTCCACAATATAGACCATTCCTGACAACGGAAGATGGCGTATTAATATCAACAGAAAATGGTGAAATTCTCTTCTTAGGATAAAAAATGGCAACAATAAAAATTTCAGACTTAACATCAATTAGTCCTTTAAATTCGAACACAAGCAATGTCGTTTTTGTTGGAACAGATTTACAAAGTGGAGTAACAGGTAAATTTACTGCTACCACCTTGGCTGCAGGATTATATTCACACAATATATTGAATGTTGGTAATAATGCAATTACATTACCAAATACAGTTGCACAGTTTGCATTGTCTGGTGAATCATATGTACAGATTAACTTTGTGAACACTAATGATGGTGGTACTGCTGACCAAGTTATTACTGCCAACTCTGGTACGGATTCAACCTATTTCATTGATATGGGGTATGCAAACAAGGACTATCAACCTGGTTCAGAGTTCAACAACATTGGTACAGCAGTTAATAAATTAGATGGTTATATTTACGCTCAAGGTAGCACAAGTAATACAATGGGTGGTAACCTAATCGTTGGTTCAACCACAACAGGTAAAGAAGTTCGTTTTGTTGCAGGCGGCGGATCACTATCCAATGTGGTCGCCAAAATGTCAGATTCAACTATCACATTCAATCGTCCTGTTACATTTGCTGATGGTACTACACAAAACACATCTTTTGCTGGTGCAATAACTGCAGCCAACACAGCAGTAAATACCGCAACCGCATATGCTCAGTCTGCTGGTTCATATGCTAATGCAGCATTTGCACAGGCAAACGTTGGTACTGCATACGCAACAACCGCCGGTAATTATGCAAACTCCGCATTTACCAAGGCTAATAATGCACTCGCAAATACATCAGGTACATTTAGTGGTAACTTAACAATCACAGGCAACACATACATGAACGCGGTGAATACAGGCAATTTAACTGTTGTTGGTACTACATCTGCATCAGGTACCGTCAGCTTGAGTGGTTTGATTAATGTACTTGGTGCTATTAACGGTAACGCCACAATGGTTTTGGCTAATGTGAATTTTAATTCAACGGAGTCAGCATTAACAATCGCTGCATCACCAACAGTTATAACACCATCAAACGATGGTTATATGATTCATATTTCTGGAAAAAATGGTGTACCATCTCGTGTTGTTACAGATTCATATGGTGCTAATGCATATTCATTGTTTGCAGGTCGTGCGGCAAGAGGAACTGTAACCAGTCCTACAGCATTACAATCTGGTGATATTATTGCAAGATTCTCAGCAAATGGTTATGGTACAACAAAATATCAACCATTGGGTACAACTCGTATTGATTTTATTGCAACAGAAAATTACACAGATGCAAATACAGGTTCACAAATCAAATTTTGGAATTGTCCAGTTGGTTCAAATACACTAACAAATATTATGTCATTGAATGGCAACATGGCAGAATTTAGTGGTTTTGTTAGTCCACAAAAAGGTTTTATCTATACACCAAGAATTCCTTCCGGCAACCAAACAACAATCACAATTGATTATTTAACAGATTCAATGATTAAGGCCAACTTGGTTGCAGACTTAACTGTTTCACATAGTAATTTCCTTGCTGGTAAAGTTGTTGAGGTTTGGCTGGTGAATCAAGGTGGTACGGGTAGAACTGTGACACACGGTATTTCTGCACTGAATTCAACGACTAACTCAACAACGTTTACAATTCCTGCAACAAGTGCGGCGCACCTAAGATTCTTTAGTATTGATGGTGACCTTGCAAATACTTTCGTTTCTGTTATATCCGCATAATAAATAAATCATGGCAAATAAAAACATACTTACCACACAAGCAAAAACCGTTCAAGTTGAAGAGGTTTATTACGCACCTTCCGTTATTATTCCTCCAGAAACTACAGCAAACGAAACATCTTATTGCTTTTTATCTAAGATTGATCCTTGGGCGGATGATGATAATCCCCCACAACCAACAGGTGATGTAAATTATATAAAACAAACATTCAAAAATATGTTTGTTGCTAAAAGAATTTATACATCGGACATATCTCCAGTAATTCAACGAGTTAATTGGGAGTCCAATATTGCATATGATTATTACTCCGATTCAATTTATATGGTTGGAAAAGACTCAAATGGTCAAAACTTATATAATTTCTATGTGAAAAATAAATATGACCAAGTTTTTAAATGTTTATGGAACAATAATGGTGGTCTTTCTTTAGATGAACCATATTTTGAACCAGGTTCATACAATACCAGTGGTATTTTCCAGGGGCCAACCGATGGTTACAAATGGAAATTCATGTATGCTATTGATTTGGGATCAAAAGTAAAGTTTTTGGACGACACATGGATGCCTGTGATGGTTGGTAGAAATACACCCAATCCAGCATATGATGCAAGAACTGGTGTTGCACCAACGGCTGGTGCTGGTGCAATAGAAGTAATTAACTTAATTAATAATGGTTCGGGTTATGACAGTGCTAATGCACCAATTACTGTAACAATTACAGGAGACGGTACGAGTGCTAGCGCAACAGCTTCATCAAATGCAGCTGGTTACATAACAGATATTACCGTAACTAATGCTGGTAAAGATTACACATACGCCAATGTTTCTATTACTTCAACAACAGGTTCTGGTGCAGTTTCTATTGCACCAACATCACCTATTGGTGGCCACGGTTTTGACCCAATTTCTGAATTAGGATGCAATCATGTAATGATTACAAGTGAATTCAATTCTTCTGAAGGTAATGTAATTCCGACAGATATTGACTTTCACCAACTTGGTTTATTGGTTAATCCAATCGCATATACAAACACAAGCGTGAAAGCTACGGGTGGAATTTACAGAACTACCACCGATGTTGTTGTTGCTGCAGGTTTTGGTTCATTTACTGCTGACGAAATTGTATTTCAGGGAACAAGTTTAGAAGCGGCAACATTTACTGCAAGAGTGTTAACATTTAATACATCAACGAATGTAATATACCTCATAAATACAGTAGGAACTATAACAACAAATGCTCCTATTATTGGTGATACATCAAAAACCACAAGAACATTATTATCATCAACTAGTGGAGAACTGGTACCTTTTTCTGGACACATCACATATATAGAAAATAGGTCATCAATCCAAAGAAGTGTTGATGGTATAGAACAATTTAGATTTGTATTAGGTTACTAAAGGAATAAAATGCCTATTAATTTTAACGTTGAACCATGGTATGACGATTTTGACGAAACAAAAAACTTTCACCGTATTTTATTTAAACCTGGTCGTGCGGTTCAGGCAAGAGAATTAACACAATCTCAAACAATTTTACAAGACCAAATTAACAAATTTGCTGACCACATTTTTAAGCAAAATTCGCCTGTTACTGGTGGTCAAATTACTCTTAATAATAGAGTTAATTATGTTAAATTACAAGAAACTTATTTAAATTCTACAATTGATGTTACACAATTTAATGGTTTATTAGTTAAAAATTTCAATGGAACAGTTATCGCTCAAGTGGTTGCAGTTGCTTCAGCTACAGGTGGTGATGCTCCAACACTAATCTTATCTTATAAAACAGGTAACCATTTCACAAATAGTGATATAATTTACGATACACTTTCCAATTTGGCAGTGCAAGCAATTGCAATTGATGCAACAGGTCCATCATCTGTTATCTCTATTTCCAAAGGTGTGTTTTATGTCTTAGGTAATTTTGTACAGATTCAGCCATCAACAATTATATTAGAAAAATATAACAATACGCCAAGCAAACGAGTTGGTGTGTCGTATACAGAAACTACTTATGACTATATTGATGACACTTCACTACTAGATCCAGCTGTTGGTGCATCAAATTATCAAGCACCAGGTGCGGATCGTTATGTGATTTCTTTGTTTTTAGATGCAAAACCATTAACATTTGGTGATGATGATGACTTCATCCAATTGGTCTCTATAACAAACGGCATATCATCTAAAACAGTTGATGGATCAGTGTATAGTGTTATTGATGATTACTTCTCAAAGCGTGACTATGAAACCAACGGCGACTATGTTGTTACCGACTTCAAATTAACACCAAGAACGAATGTGGATGCCGACAAATATACCTTGTCTGTTGGTAAAGGTTTGGCATATGTGCATGGATACAGAACATCAATACCAGATGGAATTGATGTGGTTTCAAACCGTGCCAGAACAACCAACTCGGAAAATAACACTCCAGTTTATATTGACTATGGTTCTTATTTTTATGTTGACACATTACGAGCAACATCTAGTTCTTTCTTTGATGTAACTACAGCTCAACCAATTGCCATTCATTGTGTAGATACAGCAAATATTAGAACATCTAATGCAGCAACATATAATTCTACAGTTATTGCATCTGGTTACTTACGCAATTTTGTATATCAACAGAATACAAGTGATGGTGATGCAAACACATATATTTACAAAGCATTTGTAAACGATTTACAAAATGCCGTACAGAGTGCATATGCATTGGCTGGTGCATCTAATACTATTACACTACCTGGTTATTTCTCAAATAAAACTGATGCTTATATTGGCGTAAACATTTCTATCACATCTGGTCCTTCTGCCGGTGATTTTAGAACAATCACTGCCTATAACGGTTCAACACATGTTGCAACTGTTAATCAAGCTTGGACAACAACACCAACAACAGCATCTTTGTTTGCATTGAATTTTGATACAAAGGATGCGGAAAATATTGTGTATGCTGATGCATCTACATATGCAATCAAATCTTATGCAAAAATTTCTAATTATGGCAAAGTAGGTAATTTGGTTACTGGTGATGCAATACTAGAAAATACAAATGCACCAGAATTATTATTCCGTGTTGGTAGTCCTTATGTTGCAACCATTACAGATTCATCTTTCACAACTCAACAATTGTCAAGAGACAAAGTGTTTAACTATGCCACTGGCGTTGCTTCAACACAATTAAATTATGGTGGTTCATACCTTGATATTTTAAACCACTTCGGTACACCAAGTACAACACTATCGTCCGACCTAGCAAAACAAAACTTTTTAGTTATGGTAACTGCTGTTGGTTCTGGATGTATATTTAATGTTGGTGATATTGTTTCTTTTGCAAATACTGCAACTAGAACAATTACACTAAACAGCGATTCATCAATTGCCACTTTGAGTGTGTCTGATGCGGGTGGTTCGTTTACAGCTTCTGTTTTAGAAAAAGTGTATGCTTCAAACGGCACTGATGCTGGTTACCTATTAAAATATAAAAATTTAATTACAGCAAATACATCTGTTGTTAGTTATGGTTCTGCTGTTGTAGGTAATTCTAATGTGTATGTGGACGATACGCCATTAGGTTCTACTGGCCAAGTGTACATTCAAAACGCAGGTTTAGTTTCACCAGGAAACAAACAATCATTGTATCTAACTGATGTTAAGAAAATTCGTAAGATTTTGGATACACGCAGTGCTGGTACAACACCAACAACAATAAATCTTTCAACTTATGCGGATGTGACGAATAATTACACATTCGACAATGGCCAAAAAGATTCACATTATGACCATGCATCTATTACATTAAGACCTGGTGCACCACAACCAGCTGGTAATTTATTGGTGTTCGTTGATTACTACCAACACGCTGGTGGAACTGGTTATTTCTCATTAACTTCCTATGAGTCATCAACATTGCAGGAATCATATACAGAAATACCAAATCACACAAGTAAAAATGGTACAATATATGCATTGCGTGATTGTTTAGATTTCCGACCAGCAAGACAAAATTCAACAACTGCATTCCAATACAAGTATACTGATATTGGTGATAAGCGTTATGGTGTATTCATTCCTTCTGATAATACACAATTTGTAACAGACTATGAGTATTATTTGGGTCGTAAAGATAAGTTGGTGATAACAAAAGATGGTAAAGTTAATATCATTGAAGGTGCGCCGTCATTAAATCCTTTATTTCCAACAGAACCTGATGGTTCATTAGTTGTTGCCAACTTAACACACGAACCTTACACTGGTTATATTCCAACGGAAGCACCAGCTGGCAAAAAATCTAACCTTTCGATAGAAAAAGTTAAACACAAAAGATATACCATGCAAGATATTGCTGGTTTAGAAAACCGTATCAATAAGATTGAATATTATACTTCATTGAGCTTATTGGAACAAAAAGCATCAACACTACAAATATCAGACTCATACGGTTTAAATCGTTTCAAAAATGGTATTTTAGTTGATGATTTTTCAAGTTTTTCAGCTACAAACACAGATACTTCAGATTTTAATGCTTCTGTTAATCGCCGTGAAAGAACAATGTCTGCACCGTCAGTCGTTAAAAACTTTCCATTAAAATCAACTGCATTTATTAATAACATAAACAACCTCGACAATACAATATCTTTAAGTTATAAAATTGCGGGAGATGGTTATACACAATCTTTCAGTTTACCTTACACTTCAGCTAATGCAATTTCACAAAAATTTGCATCCCGTACAGTAAGTGTTAATCCATATTCAGTTTCACGCATAGATGGTGTATTGACATTAACTCCTAATATGGATAATTGGGTTGATGAACAAATTGAACCGGCTATCTTGATTACCTCACCAACATTGGATGTGTTTGCATCATCATCTGGTGGTTCAAAGTTTATGACCACAACTGATTGGAAGAGTATTCCAGGCACTCAATATGATGTGCGAACAGTAACGACAGAAGGCTTCATTGAAACGACCAAGGTAGAAACCTACGAAAAACAAACTCAAACCTCATATTATGGTGCTTATGATAAAATTGGCAACACATACAGTATTGATAATGGATTTGTTAAAGATATAACTGTATTGCCTTACATTCGTCCACAACAAGTCGTTGTTCGTGGTAAAAATTTGTTATACCATACATCAGTTAATACATATTTTGATAAAACTAATGTTGACAAATACTTCCGTAAAGCCAACATAATTGAATTGAGTAGTGCTGCAGGTGTAGGACAATTCAAAGAGGGTGATGTAATTGGTTACATGTCAGGTGGCACATTCAATCCAACTGGAGTCATATTAGGTTTTTATTATACTAATTCTTCTACTGTAAGATTATATGTTGCAAGTGAAGAAGGAACAACAACTAGTTACGATGGCGGAACCGGTAGATTACAAAACGGTTTCTTCAACAGTAGTGGTACATATACATCCAATACAGCATACGGAACAATTAGCAGTACATCACACTTTGGTGGCCGAGTAACAAGCGTTACTGGCAACAAAATTAAACTTTCAGGTTTATCACCAAATGTTAACAACTATTTCGTATCCAATACAATTAATATTGTGCAAGGAACTGGTTCAGGCCAATCTGCAACAATTTCTGCATACTATGGTGCAAACCAAACCGCAGTTTTATCATCAACAATTGATGTTGCAGTAAACTCAATTTATTCCATTGGTAATCTGACCACCTCTAAAGATGGTGCTTTATATGGAATTTTTAATATTCCAGAAAACACATTCCATAATGGTGAGCGTCTATTCAGAATTGATAACTCATACGGAAACGTAGATGCAGAAACAACATACTGTCAAGCATCTTTTTATGCAGAAGGAATACAATCAACTTCACAATCATTGATGTTTGGTGCATCGGTTTCTGGTGCCAAAGGCGTGAATAATGTATCAAAAACTGAAAGTACCTTTGTAAAACAAACAGTTACAACAGTTGATAACACTCCACCACCAGCAGTACCAGAGGCTGGCGGTGGCGGCGGTGGTGATCCATTATCACAAAGTTTCTTAATTGATAAGAACAACTATCCTAATGGAATGTTCTTGGAATCTGTTGACTTCTTCTTTGAAAATAAACCCACAAATGATGATTCCACAATTTCATTGTATGTTGTAGGAACATTAAATGGTTATCCAAATAATGAGATAATAAACAATTCTATTGTGACTTTGACACCGAACCAGGTTAAAACATCTTCACAACCACATTATTTGGATGAAAATGCTAAAACCAATTTCAAATTCTCAGAACCAATTTATATTCAATCTGGTGTATTATACGCATTTGTGTTGAAATCAAGTTCTAAGGATTACTATGCATGGACTGCATATAATGGTGATATAGCCAAAGTTTCTTCAGTTAAAATTTTACCAACTGATGCAACACCAGCAACAATCACAAAGATTTCAGGTTCACCATATATTGGAACACTTTTCATGTCACAAAATACTTTGACATGGACCGCTGAACAAAACGAAAGTTTAATGTTTGTGGCAAATCGTTGTGTCTTTAATACATCCGTGTCGCCAACGGTTTCTTTTGTTGTTCCTAAGAAACTTCCACAAAGAACATTGATTGAACAATCAATTTCTAATTATTTAAATGCGAACACAATGTCGTCTTCAATTGATTCAATATCAAATACTAATATTTTAGTTGACGCATTTAATGTAACAACCACCGATTTTACTCCTTCAACTACAGGAATTACATACAAGTACAGATCAACATTAACAAACGGTACACTTACTAATGAAAATGTTATTGTTCCTGGTAAATTTGGTACACCAACACAAGATGATATTTACTTAAACGATGGTAAAGGTGAACGTGTCTTGGACGCAAATAGCAATACATCATTTATCTTAACTGCAACACTATCTTCTCTAGATAATGCAGTAAGTCCTATTGTCTCTGATGCTGGTTTGTCGATATATGCAATTTCATGGGACATTAATGATGCAGAACTATCGAATAATATTATTACACTATCTTCTGGTGGTTCTGGTTATAATGCACAAACAACATCTGTGACAGTTTCTGCACCAGATTTGATAAACGGAACACAAGCCTATGCTTCTGCAAATGTTTCTGGTGGAATTGTACAATCTGTTTGGTTGACTTCAAATGGTTCTGGTTACATTACTACACCAACAATTACGGTTTCAGATGCAAATACTGCACCTGGCACTGGTGCAATAGTGCGTGTTACTGGTGAAACATCACCTTCTGGTGGTAATATTTCGGCAAAACACATCACTAAGATAGTTACTTTAGATGCAGGATTTGATTCTGGTGATTTGAATGTTTACTTAACTGCATATCGACCAATTAATACCGATATTCATGTGTATTATAAGATACTAAGTCGAAATGATACACAGAATTTCAACGAAGGTAATTGGCAACTAATGACAAAGACTAAAAATTCCGAGTCTAAATACTCACAGTCTAGAACTGATGTTATAGAGTATACATTTGCACCAGGAACTGATGGAACTGAACAAGGTTATGTTTCATACACAAGTACAAACGGACAATCTTACACATCATTCCAACAATTTGCTATAAAAGTTGTATTAACAAGTTCGGACCACACATTCGTTCCATTTGTGGACGATTTGCGTGTGATTGCTCTTCCAGAAAACGTCAACACTACATTTTAATTAATATGCAAGTTCAAGTTACAGGTACAAACTATTGTCGTGATACACAAACCAAGGCATTAATAAACAAAGATATTAATGGCCTTGAGGACTATAGAACAAAAAGAAAATTTGCTGAGATGCAAAAACATGAAATAAATAACATTAAGACAGAAGTAGAAAACATCAAAAGTGATGTTTTGGAAATCAAACAAATGTTATGTCAACTACTGAATAAAGGTTCAAATGGCTAATACAGTAAACTCCCTAAATTATGCCAACACTTTTGCGGATTGGTTGGTTGCAACCGATGCATTAATTGTAGAAAGCAATGTATTGGGTAAAGGCGACTACCGTAAAAATTCTGGAACATTGTTCTTGGATGAGACAACACAAAACTCTTTGTTGTCTAATGGTACAGTTGTTGTACAAAAAGAATTATTATCACAAGGTCTTGGTTCGTCCGTTACCATCGACAATAACATGTCCGTTAAATACGGAACAATTTATATCAAAACATCAGACACAGGTGTGGCCAACATTGCATTGGTTGCACGAGGACAAGCAAATGTTGATGGGCTTTTATTTGCAAATGGACCTGGAAGAGGTCTTTATGTATTAAACAATACGGTTGTAGATGGTAATTCAACGGTTCGTTATGCCACAACAACAAATCGTATACAAGCAAATACATCCGTAAATACTGCATTTGCCACCATTACAAATTCTGTTTGGACAAATACACTACAAGCTAACACAAATGTGGTGACAGATGTGTTGAATGCCAATACCAAAATTTACACTAATTCAATATTAAGTAACAATGATATCACCACTGCTTCTTTTCAAGCAAACATAATAGCAAATACACAGACTCTTACTGTAACGCAATCTGCACTTATTAATTTTGTTCAAGCAAACACTTCTGTGAACGCTAGATCATTATCTGTAACAGGAAATTCATTTACAGATATATTACAGGCAAACACTTCTGTAAACACACAAGCATTATCAGTAACAACAACCACATTCACAAATGTTTTACAAGCAAATACATCAGCAAATACAAGAAGTTTGTCTGTTACTGGAACAACCGTTTCGGGCGTTGTTGTAGCTAATACTGTTGTATATGCTCCAATATTACAAGCAAATTCTTCTGTAATCACACAATCATTGTCTGTTACAAACACAATATTTGCAAATAACATAACTGCGAACACTGGTTTAACAACACCAAACATCACAGTATCCGCTAATGGTAAAGTTGATGCAAACAGCAGTAACTTTTTTGTAAATAATTTACAAACACAAGGTCAACTTTCAGTTGGTGGTAATTTTGTTATTAACGGAACAACTGTTTATAATTCAAACACATTTACAATCAATTCTGGATCCGCAATTGGACAAAACAGCACATTTAATGTGAACCGTGGATCTTCAGGCGCAAACGCAACAATTCGTTGGAATGAACCATCCATACAATTTGAGTTGAATGATGTTAGTTCTGGTACATATTACCGTATTTTAACAAATCAACATTTAACAGATAATTTAACGTCCACAAGTACCACCTCTGTTGCAACAGCCAACATGGCAAACTACTTGAATAACACAATTACTTCAGCTAATAATTTCTTGCAAGCTGCTGTTCTTTCAACAGGTTCATACGCAAACTCGGCATTTTTACAGGCCAACAGCGCCTTTGATGCGGCGAATAATGTTGGTCCGCAAATTGTGCCAGCATTTAATCAAGCAAACGCAGCATTCTCCAGAGCAAATACTTCTGGAAATGTTTTCTTAGGCACAACAGGTTTTGTTAACCCAGTATCAGGTGCAATTTCTTTCACCAGTAATAATGGTTTGACAATTGTAGCTACTGCGGCCAACACTTTGGCAATTAGCACTTCACAAGATTTAAGAACTAGTGCATCACCAACATTTAATTCTTTATCATTAACAAATCCACTCGGAGTGTCCCAAGGTGGTACTGGTGCGACTTCTTCGGGAGCTGCGTTGACTGCATTGTTACCAACAGGTACAACTGCTGGTTATGTGTTAACAACTGGTGGTCCAGGTTCATTCTATTGGGCTGCAGGTAGCGGCGGAGGTGGCGGTGGTGCAACACCAGGAACATCAATTAATTCCACTCGTACAAGTTACACAGCTAATGGTGCATCGGGAGTTACAGGAAACACATACATTACACCGGCTTTTACAGCATCTACGCAAGTTCGTACATATATTAACGGTGTTCGTCAATTTGAATCAGAATATACACTAAATCAAGGTGCAAATACAGTATCATTCACATCAACACCAGCTAACGGTGATAAGATATTGGTTGAAGTTGATGGTTATTATGTTAATCCATATTATGCAAATAATATATCATACGGTCCTGTAACCGGTTCTATTCCATCTTCTGCAAATACAATTCAATTAGCAATTGATAGTTTGGAATCACGTAAAGCTGCACTTACAGGGGCTTCTTTTACAGGAACAGTAACGGGCATTAATATGCCTTCTGGTACTGCCAACACAGCGTTTGCAACAACATCATTTGTGAATAGTGCGTTAAACGTGGGTACAGGTGTATCGTACACACACAGTATTACAGGTTCAGCAGGATCAGCAACAAATGCAGGTTATGCTACATCTGCCGGTTCAGCAACCAACGCAACTTATGCAACATCAGCTGGATCAGCAACCAATGCATCAGCAGCAACCAATGCAACTTATGCAACATCAGCTGGATCAGCAACCAATGCCGGTTCAGCAGGTTATGCCACATCGGCAGGATCAGCAAGTAATGCAGGTTATGCTGTAGTTTCCAGAAGACTCGCACGTAGCGATAGTGCTGTTGACTCATACAACGTACAAAGCCACTGGGATGGAGGTCGTTGGCAATTAAAGGGATATAACGACAGCACTTATCACGCAGGTGTTAGAGTGGATTATGCTGATTCAGCAGGTTCAGCTGGTTCAGCAACAAATGCGGGTTATGCGGGTTATGCGGGTTCAGCAGGATCAGCAACAAATGCAACTTATGCGGGATATGCAGGTTCCGCTGGTGGTGTTGCTTGGGGTAACGTATCATCTAGACCCACATTGTTGTCATTACAATATTCAGGATCAAAAACACACCCAATCAATTCTGCTCCAGGTAATACAACAGATTATATTGATATTGTCACAGCGACAGCACCATTGGGTGGCGTAACGGTAGGTTTTGACTATTGGGTCGGATGGGGTGCACCAACAGGTGGTTTCTGGATGGACACCACTTCCTTCGGCGGCACAAGGCGTTGGAAAGTTTGGGATGGTGAAAATTATACTACGGTTTATATTAGTAATAATTATGGTATAGGTCCACATGTTTGGACAGCATACATTTGGGGTTAATAGGAGTTTAAATGAAATTAGCAAAAATACACAAAGGTGTTATATTCGACCACACTGATGGAGAGGAAAGTCAAGTTGTTTATAAAACATACGATGAGTATTCCATCGTTCCTCTTCCCACTTGGGCACTTCAGTTCAGGGAGAACAATATCAAGAATGGATTTTCCAGAACATATTTGGTCTGGGATTATGTGAACAAAATTTTTACCGAGTTTAAGCCCATGCCGAATTACTTGGAAAATATGGTCTCAACAAAATATCTTTTAAGACAAATTAGAAATAAAGTTTTGGTGGCAACAGATTACCTCGTTAATGTAGTAGACATTAATGTGCCTACACAACAAAAAGAAGAATTATTAGAATACAGACAAAAGTTGCGTGACCTAACAACAGATGAATACTTAAATGATGTGAATGTGGTGGAAGAATTTTTTCTAGCAAATGATAGTGTAAAATTTGTACATGAATTTTTTCCTGAATCTCCAGAGTTTATTACGAATATTGTTGAACCAATTTTGCAAGAGAAATTAACAATAAGTAGAGAGAAAATTGATGAACTTTTATTACAATTGGAAAATTAATTATGCAAAACAATGAATATATTATTGGCGCTACCGAAAAAGGACCAGAGATACAAATATCATGTTTATCTAATGTTTATGTTAGACGAATGTTCTTTAAGGAAAAAGGCATTATTGAATTAGGACACAGACACCCATACTCACATGCAAGTTTAGTTGCATCAGGATCAGTATCTGTACAAGTTTATGATGATGAAAATAAAAAACTTTTTGATCCTGTGGTATATAAAGCACCAGCAATGATTATGATTGAAAAGGATGTGGCACATCAACTGGAATCATTGGAAGATGAAACTACAGTGTGTTGTATTCATGCCTTGCGTGATGAAACGGAAACAATCATTGATCCAGAAATGATTCCAGTTCCAACATCCCTAATAAATACAATAAAGAATGTTTATGACGAAACTGGAAAGATGTTGATGCCACCGGCAAATCCATTTGATGATCTGACAACCAAAAGAATTCCACGCATGTTTAATTCTAGTGGTTATTTCTAAAGTTTATAAAAAAACTAAAAGTTGACGAATTAAAAGGACAAATTAAATGACAACAAAAGTCACTCCGTCAGTATTGAATGATACTTCCGTAACTACAGGTACATACGGAGGTTCCACACAGCATGCTGTTTTTACTGTGGATCAACAAGGCCGACTAACAGGTGCAGCTAATGCAACACCTAGTATAGCAACTTCTCAGTTGACAGGAACAATTAATGCTACGCAAGTTGCAAACACCCAAGTGTATGGTATCAATATTACTGGTTCAGCAGGTTCAGCAACCAATGCAACTTATGCAACATCAGCTGGATCGGCAACAAATGCAACTTATGCAACATCAGCTGGATCAGCAACAAATGCATCAGCAGCAACCAATGCAGGCAACGCAACAACTGCTGGAGGTCTTGCTGTTGCATCAGGTAGAAATAATCAATCAAATCAGATTGTAAGAACAAACTCTTCAGGTTATTTGGATGTTGGTTATGTGAATTCGAACAGTGGTAATGAAAACATCGCATCTAATCCACCAAGAGTTTGGGGAACCAACGGTTCGGATGACTATATGCGTACTTATCAAGTAGGTTCTTTGAGTGTTGGTTCAGCAACTAATGCAGGATATGCAAGCAATGCCGGTTCAGCAACCAACGCAACTTATGCAACATCAGCAGGATCAGCAACCAAT